GACACGTTCTACAACAACATAACCACTATGAACTTGGACCAGGTGTACAACTCCTACGGGAGGTTCAAGATCTTCGAGCAGGTCAAGAGGGAGGTCGGCAACACGACGATAATGGTGGCCCTGGCGAGGATGAGGTTGAGCTCCAACCCGGTGTACAAGGGGGTGATCGTGACCCCGGACATGACCTACATGTCCAGGTCCATCGAGAGCAAGTTGAGGTGCAGGTTCCCCGAGTGCAGCTTGCAGGCCCTGATCTCCAAGGTCATGTTCGAGTTCACCGCCGAGTACACCCTGGAGGGGGACATCATCAGCGACTTCTCCAAGATGACGGTGGAGGGGGACTTGAACTTGGCCAAGATGGGGATGAACAAGACCGAGCTGGCCCTGCACGAGATGGCGTTCTGCAAGACCAAGCCGGAGTGGTACTTCCTGTCCATGAACTCCTCGGAGCCGACCAGGATGAGGAACGAGCAGAGGTTCTTCCCGGTCTTGGAGGAGTTGAACCTAGCCAAGGAGTTCTTGTACAAGAACGACAAGTTGATCTACAGCCACAGGGAGATCAGCAGCTTGGACTCCTTCCAGGAGGACAGCCACTTGACCCAAACCTTGCTGGAGAAGGTCCACGAGTTGGTCATGTGGACCAAGGAGAAGAAGAGCAGGGTCTTGAAGAACAAGCCCATGAGCTTGCTGAGCGACTACCAGAGCACCATATTGAGCGTGATGGAGGGGAAGATCACCCCCCAGAAGATGGACTTCTTCTTGAGGTCCAGGCACGACTTGTTCGGGCAGATCGTGCTGATGCACCTCGGCTTGGAGATCCCGAACTCCTTCGACGTCAACATCCAGGAGAAGTTCAAGTACACGGCGAAGGACTACAACAAGACCCCCGACTACTTGCTGGAGGACGAGAACAAGCTGATGATCTTGGACTTCGCGGTGACGGTGGGGGACCCGGGGAGGAGGAGGGAGGAGAAGAAGAGGAAGTACTCCGACTTGGCGGACGGCCTCTCCAAGCACTTGTCCAAGGAGGTGAGGCCGGACGCCGTGGTCTGGAAGATAGACTCGGACTTCGACGTGCAGGTCCCCCCGGAGTTCCTCAACCTCTCCGACTCCCTGAGGGAGGACAAGGGGCTGATGTTCTTGAGGGACATCCAGAGGAAGTTGATGCAGGACCCGGACTACTACAAGTACAAGGGGATGGAGAGCATGGAGGAGGACGAGACCGACACCAACCAGGAGCTGGTCTCCAAGCTGCTGACCGACATGATCCAGATCAAGTGCTTCTTCCAGAACGCCGGCAGGCAGTTCGGGCTCAAGACGGACGACATCAAGTTGTCCAGGTCCGGCTTGAAGCTCCCCCAGAAGAGGGCCTGCCAGAAGATCCTCTTCAAGGACATGAGCTTCTTCAAGGAGATGGAGGAGTTGAAGGACATGGACCACGACAGCTACCTGAGCTTGGTGCAGTCCAAGTTGGAGAAGATGGTGATCGACGACAGCTTCCCGGAGCACAACAAGGACTTCAACGAGATGAACCTGGACAAGGTCCACAACAAGATCAAGGAGTCGAGGGAGAACCAGACCCTCTTGCGGACCAAGATCAAGACCAACCTGCCGAAGATCCTGCCCTACCCGCTGCTGTTGCCGAGCAAGATGCTGTTCCAGGAGGACTGCTCGGAGGCCAGCTTCCTCGGCTACTGGGACTACAGCCAGCAGATGAGCGACGGCACGCTGTTGGTCGAGGGCGACCTGGACTTCTACAGCCAGAAGGTGAACGAGGACCAGAAGAAGGAGCACTGCGACACCTACTTGACGGGCTTGGGGATGGACTTCACGAAGGACTCCGACTTGATCAACGACCTGTTGGACTTCATGATGGAGGACTCGGAGGGGGGCCTCCCGTTGAACCAGTGGGACAGCTCCACGGACTTGCACGCCTTGTGGAAGTCCAACCTCTGGAAGTACTCCGACTTCCTCTCGGAGATGTTCGAGAACTTGGCGTACTTGGAGGGGAGGAGGTTCATCGACCCGGACACCTTGATGGTCAAGAAGAACGTGAAGGGCTTCACCGTCATCAAGAAGTTCGAGAGGTACATCTTGATCCTGAAGGCCGGGTCCAGGCTGACCAAGGAGAAGCAGATCAGGTTCAAGATAGTGTTCTCCGGGAGGGACAGGTTGTTGAACAACCCGGACCACTTCAAGAGGACCCTCGGGTTCGACCAGAACCTGAAGTTGAGGCAGAGCAAGTGGCTGACGGCGTCCTCCACGGACTTCAGGCACTACATGAAGTTGCGCGAGGTCGTCGTGAGCATCTACTCCAACATCTTGGACAAGAAGAGGGAGATGATGAAGGGGGCGACCACCCTCCCGGTGGTGATGGACAAGTCCTTCTGCACGCTGATCTTGATCTTGTGGGAGCACAGCAGGGGCACCAGCACCAGCAACCAGTTGTGGAGGTACCTCATCCACTCCTCGACCAGCTTCATCACCAACAGGGTCAGCTTGGTCCAGGACATCAACTCCAGCCCGATCAGGTCCCGGCTGGAGGCGTACATCAGGGGGATGCAGTTGGAGTGGTACGAGAAGGAGCTCAAGAACTCGAAGACCCACTGGTACAACAGGATCCGGAAGGTCTCCTCCAAGAGCGAGGACTACGACCGGTTCTACATGACGTCCCCCTTCGACTTCAACACCAAGCTGGAGTTCAGCCTGTTGATGGACTACATGTACTCCACCAACCTGTTCGACAGGGAGAAGGGGTTCGTGGACCACAGGGTCAAGGCGATCATGAGCAAGATGTCGTTGGCGGAGTTGAAGTTCTTGAAGAACAGGGACAAGAAGTGGAGCAAGGGCTCGGTCGAGGACTTGAACGACTTCTGGGACTCCAAGGACGAGTTGCACATGTTCGACATGAAGTGGGTCGTCGCGGTGACCAAGTACTACTTCCAGACGAAGTGCAACAAGCTGAAGTTCGTCCTGGCCATCGACAAGGCGCTCAGCGAGACCATCGAGGAGGCCATGATGATGACGGCCTCGTTGACCGGGGGCCCGTACCAGTCCAACACCTTGAAGTTCTCGACCCACGTCGAGAAGACCAAGACGTTCCTCTCGCTGTTCGAGATGATACAGAACTTGTCCACCCACAACTTGGTGGAGATGAACAGCAAGATGGAGGAGGTGGACGCCATCTTCGCCCTCTTCCCGAAGCAGCAGATCGGGGGCCCCAGGGAGATCCTGATCCAGAGCGTGATGCTGAGGTTGTGCGTCAAGTTGCTGGAGACCATCTCCAGGGAGCTGTGCTACATCCACGAGAAGGAGATGATCACCAAGGAGAAGCAGAAGGTGGAGATCCAGTCCAGCTGCATGTCCTCGATGAGGGAGGAGATGATGAGCAACATCAAGCGGAACAAGACCACCATAACCTTCTCCTTCAACAGCGACGCGAGCAAGTGGTCCCCGGGCTT